GCCTGACCCATCATATACTTGTATTTTTCCATATTGTCAACACCACCACCAATCATGTTGTCTCCAATATTTTGATATGATTCTTTTAAATATTTTTGTAATTTATTTAGTATTACTAGTTCTTCGTTTAACATTCACTCTCCTTTTCTTTCTTAATAATTTTAATCTTGTTTGCCAGCACCATTCACTGATTTTTATAATACGAGTTTCTACAAAAGAAACTGCATCATCTAATTTAGCAAAGCAATTGTAAATAAATTTGTCTAGCACTTCCACCTTCTTCTAGCCTGTCTTAGTCTAGAATTAGGATCTTTTGCTGCTTTTGGAAACTTCTTCATTTGTCCTGCACTTCTTGCACAATATGATTTACGTCTATTTGCAGCTTTTGATCCTGGTTTGACTTTGCCAGTGACCGCTGTTTTTAATTTAGATCCAGGGTTTTCTCTTCTATATCTTGCAACTCCAGCCTTAGTCATCCCTGCACCAGACTTAGTTGATCTAAAATATTTTTTAGTTTTAGGTGGTTGCTTATCTTTTGCTCTTCCACCTTTTGCACTTTCAATTCTAATAATATTAGCACCTTCGCCTGTGCTAGTGTCCATTCTCAATCCTTTTGGTAATTCCTTCTTTTTCTTTTCAAGAACAAAAGCTTTTACGTCTTGTTTTTTATTATACTTGTTCATTATATTCTCTGCATCCTTGGATCAGTTGATAATATATTTTTTTCTGCTTTTGGTCTAGCTATAGAATCTTTGCTTCTTTTTCTAAGTTGTGCAATAGCAGATTCTTTCAACTGCTTTTGTTTTTTCAATTGTTTTAAATCTTTTTCTAAGTTCATTATGCAAATGTTTTTACGTTAGTTGGTTTAGGTCCTGTGTTACCTGCAGCTCTCTTTCGTTTGACAGCAGAGGCCTTTTGCCCTTTTGTCATCCGTGTGGCTTTTGCAAGTGGGACGCATTTTGGATATTTTCTTTTGCTGCCCTTCGATCTCCCGCATGGTTGATATTTGCCGTCCTTCTTCGGTGCTCCAATGTCTACCCATTTCTCGGATACCCATTTTCTTAATCCTCCTTCTGAAAAATAACTACGCACACGCTGCTCTTCTTTTTCTAGCCATGCCTGCCATCAATCCACCATTAGCAGCTTTTTTTCTATTTCCTTTTTTACCACCAGGTGTAATTTTACCTGAGCAAACTCCCGAAGCATACATGTTCGCGTACGCAGAAGGGTACACTTTGAATTTTCGCTTCGCTGCTGCTTTTCCTTTTGCACAAAGTTTTGCCATTATGAATTTTTCCCGTAAGCGTTTTTGTTCATACCTTTTTTACACATTCCACCACCACGTAAATTTACTCTACCACCAGAAGCTTTAAATTTAGTTCTTGTATTTGATCTTGTATTTTTCTTTTCCTTTTGCTTTTCTTGATAATCTCTAATTTCTTGTTGAGTTAAGTTACCTAAATATTTATCATCATCGTAAGTAGGTGTTTTTTTTGCATAAGGATTTGTATTTTTTTTAGTCCTTACTTTTTTTTCAAATTCACCAATCTTATCTCCACCAGCTACTAGTTCACCAGTTACTGCCATTATTTTCTCTTCTTCTTTTTGTTTTTCATATAACCACCTTTTTTAGCAGTCATTCTGTTTGGGTCGTATCCAAATTTTTTTGCTAAATCAGGTTTTGCTTTTGCTAATTTTGCTAGACCTTTTTGTTTACTTTTACTAATTGCTTTTCCAGCCATTATTTTTTTCCTCCGTTTTTAAATATTTGAGTTCCCTTTATACCATAAATACTCGCCACGACAAGAATCCACAAATTTGTGAACCATGACGGGAGCTGCTGGAACTGTTCAAAAAACAATTTTATCTTTTCTGCTGCGCCAGGATCCTCGCTGAAGACCCCCCAAGCAATCACCAATATGGGCGCCGTTAACACGAGCAAAACGAACTCGTCTTTCCAGTCCGATTGTCGGGCCTCTAACAATTTACCCTGGTACTCGCTCTCCCCACGGGCCATCTTAGAAGCATGCATGTGCTGTGCGTCTGCCATCGCCATCTTTGTCTCTTGTTTTTTCTTATAGATGTGCGTTGCAGCATTTAAGCCTAATTTAAGAGCACTGAACCACATAATTAGTACGCTTTAGAACTTCTTTTCTTCTCTTTTAACACTGCGCCTTGACCTTGAACTTCCATTTCAGGTCCACCAGTGCCGATTAAGTTGTAAGCTTTGTCTGCAGTAGTTTTTGATCTTGGATCAATCTCTGTTTGCTGCTCACCAACTTTAACATCTTGGATTTTGTCTAGTTTTTCCATTTTTTGTCTCCTTATAAGTGTTAATTTAGTTTCCTTTTCGGATTATGTCAACTTTTGGCATCATTTGATCTGCATTTGGTAATGTTTTACTCAAAATTGTTTTTTCAATTGATGTATCAGCTCTTAAATTAGCTAATTCTTCGTTTTGTTCGAGTTTTTCATCTTGATTTTGCTGATTCATCATCGCTTTCATCTTATCAAGGTCCATTCTCTCCCTACCTTCACGTTCTTTTCGGTCATTTTCCATTGCTCTAAGGTCTAATTCTCTTGATCTTAGTTTTGCAATTGGGTCATTGTCGAATTGTGAAGTAATTTTCTTCTCTTCGTTCATAAATTCTTCCATCATTTCAGCAATCAACACTGCTTTTCTTCCTTCAATCTTCTGTTGCAGCATCATCATCTGTTGTTGCAGCTGTGGATTTTGTTGAGCAAGCATTTGCATCTGTTGTAATTGTACTAATTCGTCTCTGAACTCTAATTCAATCTGTTCTTGAGCCATTAAACTAATGTGTTCAAAAATATTTTTCTCTAAACTTGCCATAACCATCGGATTATTTCTAGCAATGTTTGTTGCCATAAAATTTAAGTGAGATGTAATGTGTGCTCTGTGGTCTTGACCAGGAAATGCTTGAAACTGTCTGCCACCTAAAGCATCGATATGTTCTAATGCAGGATCTTTAGGAGTTGGCTGAGTAGGTTTTATTAATATTGAATCAATATTTTTTACACCTAATGCTTCGTACATATTTCTGTATGTTTGATACATATTATGCATCTGTGGATTTGATTGTGCCAGCTGCAATTCCGTTTGCGCGAGGGAAATACGCTGTGTCTGTGAAAAAATGTTGGGGTCAGCAACTGGCAATATATCTACTCTATCATCAAAGTCAGATTGCTTGATCATTCTTTGGCCCCCAACTACATCATACGGATACTCTTGTGGTAGATATAACTTGAATACTCTAGCCATAAGTTTGAATTCATTCTTAAGAGCTGAGTAAATTCTTTTGTGAATAGCTGACATAGTTCTTGAACCACGTTCTAATAACGCAACTGTAGTTCCAACTGCTGCTTGTTGATTACCATCACCAACTTGCATGTCAGCAATTGATGCAAATCTTTGACCTGCTTGAACCACTACTCCCATTAATGCAAGTAATGTTTGACTTGGTTCTTTAAACGGAAGCATCATAAATGAATCTCTTAAATTTCCTCCAGGTGCATCGACATCTCTAAACTCTCCTGGTTGAATTGATTGTGCATCATCTCTAATTCTAATACCACGCATTTTAAATCCTGCTGGTAAGTTAGATAAAGTTCCTGCATCTAATAATTGTCTTAATGCTGCTGTTGCAGTTCTACTTAATCCACCAATCATGTGAATTAATCCAAAACCATAAAAACCTAGACCAGGTAAAAATTTGAAATGTACAAAGTATTGAACTTTATTTTTCTTTGGATCTCCTACTTCGTAGTTTCTTCTAATAGATAAAATCTCTCTTGATCCTTCTTCTAATGTAACAATGTATGGAAGTTTAATTCCTGACGGCTCACCAGTCTGTGGATTTACATCTTCAAAACCTTCAAGGTCTAAATTCACATGACACTCAAGAAGAGTATATAAATCTTCGTTTCTAGATTTTGTAACACCTTCTAATTCTCTTTCTTTCTTTTCAACATCTGATTCTTTATCTTGCGGAGAAGCTAAATCGATATCTTTATAGAATCCTGCTACTTGTTGTTTTCTTAATTCGTTCTCAGAAATTTTTACTTTATGAATGATTGCTTCCGCATCGTCTAATGAGGTTGCCGTATACGGAACAATCAAATCATCGGCAGGTACAAATTTTGACACTGCTCTACCTTCTACTTCATCAAAATAAACTTTTTTAAAAGTTGATCCAGCTAGTGGAAGATGAAATAACATGGAATCAAATTCAGGTTCGTATTCTTTCATTTGATCCATGATTTGGTAATTCATAAAATCTTTTACACGAGATGCTTGTTGAACTTTTTCTGGAGTTTGTAATCCAAGTATCTGAGTTCTTACAGGTCCATCTGCAGGTAGTAATTCTTTATAAGCTAAAGCTTGAAACTGAGTAACTGCTTCTGCAAGCACTGGGTGTGTTGCACCTGATGCACCTTGAAACGGTTCAGTTCTGTTGTCGTATTTAAAACCTAATAAGTCTAAACCTTGTGTGTAAGTTTTTTCCCAATCTTTTCTAGACATAGAATAGTCCATGTATTTTTGATTTAGGTCTGAACCTAATTCACCTAGAACATCATCAGGTAAAAATTCTGCTAAGTTTGAGTAGTGGTCTTGTCCACCTTCTGGAGATACAGCATTAGGATCAAAGTTGATTTCAACTGATCCATCTTCTAATTCGGTTGTTTCTACACCTTCTGGTTTTTGTAATTCTTCTTGAACTTCTTCTACTAAAGTTTCTTGAATTTCTTCTTGACCAGGAAGTGTAATTTGTTTTCTAGGCTCGTTTGGTAGAGCCTTGTCCATATTGTCGTCTGCCATTTATTTTCTCCGTAAGTTCGACTGTTGTATCAGTATTATATGAAATATTCAACCCTTGACTCTGTGGTCCCTTCTTAGGTGGAGGGCCTGAAGTTTTACGATGATAGCTTTGCAATTTGTTTTGCGTATTTGCCATATACTGGTCCTCCTCCTGCTAAGTATTTTGTTTTTCTTAATGGGCTTAAACCACTAGGTTTGAAAGGATCAAACATTTGAGTTCCTCCCCCACCTCTAGCAGCATTCTTTTTTGCGTTTTTAATATTTTCTGCAGCAATCTTCGCTTTGATTATGTTGTCTTTATCTGCTTGAGTAGTGTCTTTTTTGACCTTCATGTTTTTATATTTTTTAATAAAGTCATTCATTTGTTTTTCTGACATACCTTCAAACTCATCAAACATATCTAAGGATTTTAAACTCTGAAAACTTTTTCCATATTTTGAACTG